ACGATTTATGTCGCATATTACTTCCAAAAGCTTACGATTTATGCCATATAAAAATTTTCGTGGAATGACTTCCACTACATAAAACTATGACATACTTTCAGGTATTTACAAATATATACAAAATATCTATTTATACAAATATACAAAGCATAAAATGGAAGTCAATAAAAATGACTTTAAACCACTTGTTCCCTCAAGTGGCATTAATAGACCGTACCTATTAAATTTTAGTTTGCTACTGGCGAACCAATAACTGCATATGATGGGCAACTTAGGAAGAATAGAAAATTAAAATCTGTGCCTATAGCGAAATATATTTCTACATCATAAGATGATATAGGTTTTGTGACACTTGTTGGTTTAAAAATAATATCTAAACGTTGTCCATCAACATTTGAATCATCAACACTCTGGCCTTGATTCGAAGTGGTAGGTGAAATATAATGAAATCTATATTTATTATAATTCGGTAGATGTGCAGACACACCTGTTTGTGTGTTGGCATTAGTTAACAACATGCCTGTAGCACAAGCCGACGTAAACGCCGTCAACTGCTTAGCAGCATTGGATGCTGTTGTTACAACACCAGAACCATCATTTGCTGACCATAGATTTGTGGCCCAAGTAGAAGGATTACGATATAAACGTATACAACTCACGACACCATCTGTGCCAGAACTATCTACATTATAATGATATACCATAGCTCCCCTTTGACCTACAAACATAGGTGCAATCCAATGATATGGAGTAACATTAACAAAATTATAACTAAAATTAGATGTTGTTGCTACTAGACCTTTCGCACTATGTATACCATTAGTAGTATATCCTTTGAAAGGTGGATACTTACTTGTAACATGGCGGTTTCGTGCATAGGTATCTGTAGTATTAGTTGGAATTGAGTACGACGTCAGATAGCATGTTCTACGTAGTAACGTACGCAAAGATACAACTTTTTCACCCATATTAACTAAATGCAATTTTTCATGTTGTGTTTCTATTTTATTACCAGCTAAAATCTTAGTTGTCGCATTGTATGAAACTTCATCTTGTGATTGAATGTTTAAAACTGTTGCGCCTGGAACAGTTTGAGGTCCTGCTAATTCAAAATTATCAGCAGCTCGTACAAAAACTTGTACATAAACATTATTTGAAGCCACAGGAGCAGATAAAGGATTTACAACACGAACTACCAACATACCATTATCTTGCGATGCAGTATGTGATAAACCACCTATAGTTGAAAAGTTAACACCTGATAATGATGTAGATACACTACTCCAAGGAGCAGCTTGTTGATAGGGAACTCTAACTTCTATGTCTTGTTCTGAACCATAATCTATAACATTATTAAATACTGTTGCATAATCAGGAATTGTGCTAGTTATATCAGATACTGGGTCATAGGTTATACGAAAACGACCTTTGTGGTATGGTGTACATACTACTCTAAATCGAATTATTATATCACCTCTCCAATATTGAAATAATTGCGAAATATAATGCATTGGAGTTGAATTTATCCATGGAAAAGAACCTGATAAGGCACTATTCCATAAATTTGGTGTGACTAAAATAGCAAAAACTTGAGCATCAACAGCATCAATAGTTGTTAATTGAAAGCTAGTTAAATAACTTTCTCTCTGTGCTAAATAGCTTATTACTAATTCATCACGACCATCCAATCCAGCTATTCTACTATCGATTGTCAATTCGTTTTTAGGATCTAGAGTTAATTTTTCTACAGGTGTTGAAATTTCAGGAGATGCAAACATACCAAATGGCAAATTTTTGAATGAATTAACTGTGTCGATATTAGGTGCATTAGTATAACCAAAAATATGAGCAATATTTCCAATAGATGTAAAAGCCATACTGGTTGCGGTAGCGAAATTACCAAAAATGGGAGTAAATGCATTAGCAATTTTTGCAAAAGCACTAGCACGTTTGGAAATTGGTCTATCACCATATTCATCTTGAGATTGTACAGCTAATCCAATAGTTGGACCAGCTAAACGTACATTTTCAGCCCAAGCAAATATTTGAACGGTAACAGTCTGACCAACTGCGCTATTAGCAGATTGCAATATGTTAACTATATACGGTAATATTACACCCATATTTTGTAAGTTATTAGCAGATGTCGCTTCTAACCAATTTTTGTGATAAAAAAAAGGTAATGTCAATTCACCACCTTGACATGTAGAGGGATAAATCCATACATGTGGTCTTTGTGAAAATGGAATAATTTCACTCAATACTGCATCAGTTTGCACTGTAACAGCACCACTATCACTCCAAGTGTAAGAAGGATAATAACTAAATAACATAGAACCATAATAAAAGGGTGATGCATTTACAATAAATTTCAGTTTTAAATTGCAATTAATATAACCATAATTATCTAATTTCTTTTTAATTGGTGTTGAATTAAAATATAAGTGCCAAGGATAAAATTGACTACCTTTCAAACCCGCAGTGTCAGCTTCAGACCAAGATATGGTTTTAATTAAAACAGGACGTGATAAAAATTCCTTCAACTCTACATTAGGTTGTTCACCCAATAACATAGTATCATCAGAAATTGAATCATATCCCATTTTATAACCTGGATTTTGATCAAAGAAACTAACAACTTGAGATTCTGTCATACCGGCTTCTGTATCAATTTCAACTTCAGTAGCATGTTCATCTTGACTTTGAATATTACTTGGTAATCCAATATCTTCCTGGTTTTCTTCCTCCACCGACTCCAACACAATATCTTCACTCCCAATATCTTCATGTTCGCTATGCATTATTCTAATATTATCGTATTTTATTACTATATCTTCATTTATATGCTCAATATCACGTATTAATTCTGAAACTAAACTTTTCTTTTCTGTTAATGATAATAAATTCACGTGTGTTTTGTGTTGCGCTAGATAGTGTTGTAGCAAGAATCGTTTATATTTAATATAATGACCCGTGACCCAGGTGCTTCTTACTAAAAAACCCAATTGTGTGTCACTTAAATTAAGTAATTTATCAGTTTCCTCATCTTCCGATTGTATAACTAATAAATTCAAATCAGTTCCGATTTGAGCGGCAGGTTGCATTATAGGTTCAACCAGACCTGTGTTATAATTATTTAATGTTGTTTGTGCTTGCCTACTTTGAGTGATTGTGCCGGCAAAAGCAGTATCACTTTGGTTTCTTTTTTGAGAATCAGCCGACTCATCTGTAAAAACAGATTTTGGGGAACGCCCTGGCAGATTTACCAATTCTGATCCATTCTCACTTGTGTCACGAAACGCAGATGACGACACAGTGCAGTAACTATCAGAATAGCTTTTTACTTTATCAATTTTACTCAATATTTCATTAGCGATTTTTGGAACATTTATTCTTTTAACTTTACAATGTTTGAACTTTCCCAGAACGTATAGTTCAAATGTTCCCAAGATGGAAAAGTACTTTCTGTTACATATATTTCTAATTTATTTTCTATAATTACATCTTTCAACATATTAACTTTTTCTTCAAAAATTGTTTTACCATAATAAAAATATTCTCTAACTGCTGTAGCAATAACTTGTTCTGCTTGTTGTTCTCTTGTTATAGTATTTGATTCCACAACCATTGTTAACATTTTATTTATTGAAGTATGATCTAGTGGTGCTAAATAAGAATTGACGTCCTCATCATATCTCCATGTCCTTTTTAAAAAAGACACTTCATCGATATGTATGTACGGAACAGACTCAGCTTCTTTATCAGCCATAGTATATTCTACTCCAATAGTGGATAATGCTTTTTGTATATTACTATGATTAAACCATGGTATTATATCTTTATTTACACCTAATACATTATCATCACCATAAGTCATTAATTTTACAAATTTTTGAAAATGTTTCAAAATAAATTGACGTCTTTCGTCACGTTCCATAGATCGAATATCTATAAACATTTCTGTTATAAAATATTCTTCTATCTGTGGAAATTCATTAAAATTCTCTTCAAAAAGTAAAATAAAAGCATATCGCATATATAAGCTGTTTGCAAAACTATTAATAATAACAGTTAATGGATGACCAGATGGATTAGATCCAAAAAATTCTACTAAATCACCATTAAAATCTACTAATGGAAATGCAACATCTTCAGAGATACACTTTACAACTTGTAATGATTGTTTATCATAATTGGCATATTTACATATTGATATAATAACTTGAAATGCAGCTAAAATAATTTGAGATGACATACGTTTATCAAATTTGCCATAATCACCAGCAATCATATTGCTTAACCCAAAGTTGGTTAGAAATTCACGAATTTCTTCCCATTCCATAGATTGAGCAACTGTACCAACTGCTGTTTCAAAAGTAAATTTATTATTTTGTATTAAACGTATTACTGATAACAAATATTTTCTAACTACAATAACAAAATCCACAGGTGAACCTGTAAAAACTCTAGTTTTATTGGCAATTATTTTGCGTAATGGTAATGCTTCATCTTTTAAATGTCCACAATAATTTGGCATATAACGAAATCCTTTCATATACTTATCTAAAATATCATCAACTCTATCCATAATTTCATCATCGAAATCAATAGGATCAAGTAACAATCCTCTAGGTTCAGCACTCTTCATAAAATATTTTTTACATTTCTTCCAAGGATTTCCTGCACTTGTTTTCCTATTAATTTTATCAACATAAGCAATACCAGGAGCACCATTAATAGCTGTATCATTATCATAAATTTCAACTGTAGCTAATTGTTCTGTTGTTATTTGATCCATTATTTGTTCTGTAAAAGCTTTAACACATATATCTAAAATGTTTTGATCAACTACTATAGGATTAATCATATCTTGAAATGCATTATTCCAAGGTTCCCACGAAGACATACGCGGTGGACCATGAGTCAGTGTATAACCACGCCGTAGCATAGATGCACAAATAATAGTTGGTTTAACTTTAGATTTATGATTACCTCTAAAACCAGTAAATGATCCATATATGTTAGCTATACCTTTACGATGATATCTTATCAAAGATTTTTTATTCAATTCGCCTACACTTCTTTTAGCACTAGGTGCACTAAGAGCTGGGTAACCAGATTGAACAATCATATCATCTATATTATTCATGGCAGTTTTAATAAAATCAACGTCAATGCGTATCGCACCGACTTTGCCTGTAACACCGCCAATAAAATGTATACCTAATATAACAGGACCAAAAGCTGTTTTTGCAAGTAAGATAGATCCACAATCACCATTAATTGTTATATTATCAGCATGACCAAACCAAGTATCTAAAGTAACAGATCCAATATTTCGTGGCATTTCTACAGTAAACTTATCCATAGGTTGAATATGTTTTACTATAATCTTACCATTAGATCCATCACGATTTCTACAAAGATAAATACCTTCAAATTCCCCCATCATTGAATCCTTAGCAAATAAATCTGCTAAATTTTTCTTAGGTGGAATATTTTTAATATTGATCAATGCTAAATCTTTATCATTATACCTGGTTACTTGTGATTGCGTTATCATAATTGTTAAATTGCTATTAACACCTTCTTTTTGTGTGGTAAATATCATTTCAACAGTAAAATGCTCAGTGTCTGGTAACCAATGATTATTAACAAGATAAATATGACCACCAAGGCAAAAAGCTTTAGTTGGTCTCTTGATAATATTATTATCTACTCGTTGTATCAAATTAAAATGAGCACAATTATTTAATATAATATTGCAAATTTCAGTAAATTGCAAACCTTTATATGAAGTAGTCATTGCACTTAAATCAAAAGTAGATAATTCAAATGAATCATTATACCAAGGATTATAGTGCTCTTCCTTCATAGCGGTTGGTGCATTACCAATTTTTGCTGATATTTTATCTCGTGATTGCACAGCAACAGTCTCAAATTCAATTTCATTCTCAGTACATTGTGTTGATATATCTTTATTATTTATATTACTATTTTTAAGAATTTCATTATCATTTTTGGTTACATATTCAATTTCTTTTCTATTAATATATTTATTTAATTTATAAAAGCCAATTATCGGAATAACTATTGCAATTAAACTACATGTTTTTGGGTACATTCCTATTTTCACTTGAACACGTTCACCCATTTTCTTCAAAATGAATGTGAGTATTTTTTGTCGCCGTTCCATAGAAATTCTATTTAATATATTATATATCATAGATGAAAAATAATATATTAAAAAACTTCCCAAAAATGGAGAACAAGTAAAAATAACAAATTTACCGAAAATAAATACAGTTGCCACAAGTAAACATTCATACCAATAGGTAAATGTAGCCCAGCTTATTGCTAAACCAGCCCACATATACGTATCATATTGAGATGTATCACTTATAGTCAAGGATTCATTATTTGATTGTACTACAAATTCATGCGCTGTTTCATCATATTTTGTTGAATAATTATCAGTTTCGCATTCACACACTTTACGAGCTTTGAAACAATTTTTACAGATTGTTGTTTTGCGAAGTATACTAGCTGATTTTAAAAAATTTTGTTGACTTTTCTTATGCGCATCAAAAAATGTACCCATTTTTAATAAAAAATCATCAATATTATTGGTATTATATATTGGTTCTAATTTACCACGTAACATTTTATCATCAGCAGGCACCACTTTATTAATTGTCAATTCCCAAAAGTCTGGAAATTTATCCTCTTCTAAGAGTGGTACTTTAGTTGCATCTACCATTTCAGACTGTGGTAATTTGTATTCATCTTTTATACGTACTGTAATAACATATGGTAAACGTCTTTGCACAGCAAATGGCACACTAAAATAATATGCAGTGTTAATATCCGGAACATTTGTTGTGAACATAGCTAATTCAGCTTTAACTGGACAACGCCCTTTATCAGCTAAATCAGCCATATTTGGATTATGACTAATATTATTGACAATTTGTATTATTTCCTTTAATGATGGATCAGGACCCTGACAAACATCTGGTTTAATACAAGCAATATCATCAACCATAATACACCAACAATGAGATTCATGACCTGTCCAATATTCTTCATCGATATTACGAGTAAAAATATTAGATGGATCAGGATCTAAACCATATTTTGCACCATAGTATTGAATGATAACGTGAGCTAACAAACTTTTCATAACACCAGATGTTCCATATAATAAAACACCCATTGGAGCTGCACGTAATTGTTGTGCAGATCGACGTGTTACCATTTTCTGTTTACACATTTTTAACTCATCTAATACATATTTAACAAATTTGCGTTCTGGCATACCCAAACGCACTGCATTTTGATAGATACATTGACCTTGTTCTATAAATGATAATAATTCAGATTGATAATTAAAAAAATTTATACCATGTGCTTCAGGATCTGATAGTAGATGTACTTTTTTAGTATGATCAAGAGCTTTATTACACCATTCTTCGTATTTTGTACCTGAATGATAAATAGGATCTAAATTACCTTTTAACATACATTGTTGTCCACGTTCACATAAAAATAAGAGAGTGTCCAACATACAAAATAAAAAATCTGGTCCAGAATTATATTCCTTTAATAGAGCTTCTTTTTCAATTTTATTGTAACGTTCTTCTATAAATGGTACATCCATTTTATGATATAATGCAGCACTTAAACAATATGTTCCAAATTTGTACATTTTCTTTGCAATTTCACAGTTTTTAAGTTCTTGGTATTTATCTAAAACCATACGGATATCTTTTAAACCTAAACCACTTTGAATATTTAATCCGAAAATTTCTGTAAACTTTGTCCAAATATTTGTCATTGTTCCAACTAATGAATTATTTAATTGTAATTTAATAAATGTGGCAATAGCAGCAGTGTAGTCCATTATTGTTTCGGCTTTGCTAATCATATGAAATAATATTAAAATATCTTCAATAATTTTTATAGCCCAATCATATTCACCTAATAAATTATTTTCATTAATGGTGCTGAATACACTATTCGATTGTATTTCATAATCAGATTGAATTAAATAATCATCAGAAATATCATCAGATATTTGTAAACGTGCTTTCTTTTTATCTTGTCTGTAACGTTTATTATAATGACCACTCTTTCCCTTTTTTGCACGTTTATTATATGTACTATTATAATTAAGAGTGATTATATTAGATATTGTATCCTTTGTTAAATTTTGTACAAATTCATTTGCAATATCTTGGATTTGTTGTGGGACTTCCACATCGTTGATTTGGTGACCCTTACGTTCACCTTCGCTAGAATCGTTTAAAATTAAATTTTTGTTCATGATTCTTTGTAAATGATGTCTTTCCATCAGTCAGCGATCACCTTCGCATTCGGATGTCTTTCCATCAGCCAATAGTCTTTCCTATAGTCAATTCCACATTCTGAGCGTGAAATTAGAAAATACATATTATAAAGTATTAAATATTTATATAAAACGGTCTGCATAAAGCAGGTTCCATTGCGATTACTCAGCAATCTCCTTCAATAATTATGTGTGTCTGGTTTTTAATCGGAGGGACACATAAAAATTGTCTATATAAATATCGCTTACAATACGATAAATATTATCTTCTCATACATCACTATATACATATTTATAAAATCACATCTAATTGAATTATTTAAAAATTTTTTTTTATTTTGTTTTATTTATTTTTATATTTTTTACATTATGTTCTTTTAAATGTGATTAAACATTACTGTTATAGTCAGTAAGACATTATAAATAATTGTGAACTTTAGATTTTGAGAGGATCTTAGTTGTATTATACCTCAGAAATAAATGATATCTGTCATAACTTAATTAAGCTTCAAAAAGCAAAATAATATATTAAATATTATGAACATTGTCTATACATTGTGAGTGATCACAAATGCAGCATTCATATATAAAAGTATATTAAATTGTCTATACATTTGATCACTCGACCTTATAAACATAATCGAAATCATGCCTATTGGAAACTCTTTTATAGAGCGACTTAAAATCGTCATGATTTGTTAGAAACCTCAAATTAATGAGCACGTATATTACATACATAAGCATGTAATATACGTG